TGTAGAAACATGTTGTTGTGCTTGTGGGCTTGTGTCACCTACAGTAATCTTTGGTGCAAACAATGATGTTAAAACTTTTCTCGGTGGTTGCCTGACTGGTTATATAACATTGATTAGCAGTATTTCATTTTTATCTACTACCGATGCCATTATTTTGTTTCAACTCCATAATAAGTTGGTTCTCTTGACATCCTGTCAGCCGCTAATAATCTATATTGGTTTGCCAGTGTTCTAGATTCGTCAACATCAGTTAGTCTACCCCCTGACATAGCTTGCAATAATCTTGCAGCAGCTAAAAACTCTACAGTAGTTGCATCTATTTCGCATGTTGCACTATCGGTAGAAAGTTTTGCAGGTGTATCAAATCCTATAAGTTTTATTTTTTGATTAGATATTTTTGCTCTACCTTCTGGTGAAAAGTTAATTGTCTGATCTTCTCTGTTTACACGCCACAACCATCCGGGCCTACCCATATCTTCAAACTCTTCTGTATTTGATGCTATGGCTTGTATTCGGTTTACCCATATCTCAGCACTATCTAACTCTGTAGCGTGGTTAGAAACGAATTGTAATGACTTTATAGCCGTATCTAACCATGGATTAGTAAGGTCAATGTTGCATCTTGTCCATGTATTAGCTGATAATGCAGGTAAAGAAAGCGTTTCTCTTAATGTTCCAGAGTTATTTGTTTCTCTTAATTCTAGTTCCAAACTCCCAGCTGACAATGCCGTAGAACTTTTTACCCAAAATTCAACTTTATCAGTGTGACTTATGTCAACTGCTCCTGATAAATTTTTATAAGCTAGGACTGTACCATCTGCAATACTGGAGCTTGAGTTTAATAAATTAAGTGATGCTCCGCCTTGTCTATATTCGTTAGTATCTTTTGATACAGTTGTTAATGCAGGACCAGAAGTGCCAGCTGTCCAGTCGTCTGAATTGGCATGGTTAAGTAATTTGTGTGTTACTTTGTTTCTAACTTTTACGTTGCTTAATAATTTAATATTGCTTGGCACTGTATAAGTTCTTTGTTTATTAGAACCAAACAATGATTCGTCTTGATCAGGAACTAAAAATGTTTGCGATACTTCTTCTATTGCATCATTAATTAAAGTATTAACACGCTCTGGTGGCATGCGTTCATCCCATAGCTCATAAGTGTCTGTTGTAGTTGGGGTAAAAGATAAAGCAGTTTGAAGCGATAAAGTTGTAGTGCTAGAAACATAATCTGTAACTCTTCTGTATTCTGCATCTGCCGTGCCAGCATCACTAATAGCAATAAACCTACCATTGTAATCGTCATCACCGCCAGTTAATCCATTGCTATCTATGACTTGAGATGTTGACCCTGTTCCATTTACAGTACCAGTAGTCATTGCACCTGTCATTTCACCTATTGACTGGCGTATTTGCTTTCTTGTTTTGCTGTTAGTGTTAAGTGGCATCAGTAATATAATTTGTTGTTTGTACTTTCCATCATTTTACGCTTTTCTTTTATGTACTCACGTATAGCAACACCAACTTTTTTCTTTTCTTCAGCAGTTACTGGTGCTTTTTTGCCTTGTTTTTTTTGAGCTTTTTCACGAACTTGCACCATCCAATTTTCAACAGCCTGACCAATAATATCTTCTAATCTTGCCTGTTCTATATCTGTTTCAGCAATTACAACAACTTTACCAGTCTTGCCTGTAACATGGTCAACAGCTTGCACTACATGTGTTGTAGTTGTGTCGCCGTCTTTTAATGTTCCTGACTTAAAAGAAACGTCATGCGTTGCTGATGGTGGTGTCCAAATATCCATAATGCTCCTAGTTAAAGCGGGTAAGCCGTAACTTTTATGTCTTGAAGGTTCATAATGCCGAAAAAGACTTACCCGCTAGTATTATTGTTATGGTGAAATCTGTAGGAAAACTAAACCATAATCTGCATTGGCAGGTGCTATTAACATCTGCACACCGATTACTTGTTCGTTTTCTCCAGTTCCGTCTCTATCTAAATCTTCATAACCACCAGCAGTAGATGCACCACCTACTCTAACTGGCTCACCAACTACACCTGCTGCATTAGCAAGCACAGATGCTGGCCCCCAAGTTTGCACCCAACCATAATAGTTAGTTGTCAAAGCTATTGGAGCAACACCAATTGCTAAGTTACTTACTGATGTAGGCGAAATAATTACATTACTGTAAGTATTTACAGATAGCCCTACTTCAGTATTACTTGCACCAGCGGTTAAAGCTGTTTTTAGGCCATCTTCTTCATCAAGTGTTAATACACAACCTGTTGCACTAGATACGGCAGTATTAGATTTTATTCTATATACTTGGCCGGCTCTACCTGATCCAGAGTTTATGTGTAAATAACCATCTTTATATTGGTCTTTAGTTATAGTAAGCGATCCACTAAGTGTAACTGTAGTAGCGCCTGCTGATGCTGCCGAAACAACCAAATCTTGGTCGTGTGCTGCAACACCTGCTGCTGCTTGTACAATAGCACCGGCAGCTATATCAGAACCACCAATTTCAGAGTATCTAAATACTCTTCCGTCAGGTAACTCCATTCTTGTTCCTAATACATGTTTTTGAGTAGTAGTTGTGTCTTTTTCCCAACCATACTTACCATATATTCCATTTGGAAAACTCATAGTTTTCTCCTTTTTTTATTTTTACAGGTTTCTTTTTACACCCTGCGATCAGTCGAAAAGATTATTCTGGGCTCGTCTGATCTTTACACCCAGTTATTCAGTTTTACTTGAGACGAACTTCCCAGATTTATCTCTAGGAAGTTCATTCTCTTTTGATTCTAGTTGACAGTGCTTACAAACACAAGTCTCAGATGGTGGAAAAGAAAGTGCACCACGTCTGCCTAGCTTTGCTAAAGTTGCAGGGTCACCGGGTTGGTTTCTTAATCTAGAGCCTTTTACCCTAATTACATCTCCGCCAGTTGAACTTACTACATTTTTATGCCAGTACAGGTCGATCTTGGGTTGCCAAGAATCTAACATTTCTGACTTGTACCCAATATCTTCTAATTCTACTTGTAGCTTTTTTCTTTCCCTGTAATCCATCTAGTCTCCTTATGTTGTTAAGTCTGCAATGTCGTAAGTAGCTCCTGCTCCTTTAGAGTCATCAAGTTCAAACACACCATAGTCTGATGTCATAACAATTTCAGTTGCTCTTAATGAAGCATCTCTTTGTCGTTCTACATTTTGTTCTACTGATTCTAAGTAAGCTATTGCTTCTCTAGCACCAATAAATCCAACTGCATCATTATTTGAATCAATGTTTTCTGCAAGGTTACCATCCTCAAATACAGGAACTCCGTTTAGTGGCTTAATACCACTGTAGAAGTTTCCTAAAAATTCTTGTGAGTAACCCTGTGGAATAGGTTGTCCACCAGCTAGTGCACTAATGCTTGATGCAGCAAGAGTGTAAATAGCGTTAGGGTGGTGTAGGAAGTAAAGTTCGTTACCAAACTTGTTTGCTTTAGCATTAGCGATACATGCACCCAATAAAGATATTGTTAGTGCTTTGTTTCCGCCAAATTGGTTTGAGAACCCAGAGTACAAATCATGCACATCTGTGTCCTTTTTCCTTGCCATAGCATCTCCCATTTGTCTACCGACAATTGTAAAGACGTTATCGTTTTGTTGTCTTAGTAATTTATCAGTGATGATAATCTTCGCTCCTACTTCTGATGCTGTAAGATCAGTAGTAGTCATTCCGATTTCTTCTTCATCAACGATGTCAAACCCATCTTCTAGGTCAGACATGTTCATGCTTGATACTTTAGGCACAGTTACCTGCTTTGCTCCTGAAGAAAGTGTAAACTTTTCTACAAGTTGAACAGCCGGTGCATTGTGCTCTTCAGTAAATCTAGCTGCTGCTAGAATAATATTCTGGGCGTTTTCTAAATTCCCAGTATCATTAACTTGTGGCATATTGCTCCTTTTGCGGAGTTTATCTACCCATCAAGCGCCTTACGGCATCTGATGATGATTGACTTCTATCTCCGCTTAAATATTTTTGAATTAAACTTTGTTCATTTTGCGGACTGCCATCAGCTACAACACTTTCAGAAGTATTGTGGCTTGGGCCAGAACTAGCAAGTTGATTACCAGTTTGCACAAGTTTGCCAGCTACTTTAGCATAGTTTTCCATCTGCTCAGGTGTTGTAAAAACATCCAAAGATGACGGCTCAATACCATATTGGCTAGCTATTTTATGTTTAGTTGTTAATCTATTTTCTTGTTGATTCTTTTCTCTTTGCTGTGCCAATCGTTCTTTTTCCTGATTAAGTTCTAATCTTTGCATGTAAATAGCTGCTTCATCATTTGACTGACGATTAGCCATCTTTCTTGCTGTGTTTGCATCATAACCTTGGTCTACGTAATCAGCAGTAAGCTTTTCTGCATACTGGACTTTCTTTTGCTCAATCATATTTTGCGTTTCTTGTTGAGTCGCTTTTTGATTTTCAGCTTCAAGTTGTTCCATGCGTGTTTGCATTTCAGTTATTTGCTGTTTTAGTTTTGCTTGATTTTTGTGCTCTGCACTTTGAAGTTTAGAAACTTCCTCTGGCGAAAAGCTTTTTTGTTCAGCTTCAGTTCCCGCAGAAGATTGTTCGTTTGATTCTACTCCACTAGACTGTTCTGTCTGATCCCCGTCACCAAGTAGTGCAGTCTCATCACTCTGTACCTGTGCAGGTTCAGAATTTTGCGGTGCTTCTTGTTGAGTTTCAGTAGTATTTTCCTGTGAAGGAGTGTTATCTGTCACCATGTATCCTCGTTAATAGTTTAAGTATATGATAATTTACGTAAGTCTTAACGTCAATCACTTAAACTCAGGAAATAGTTCTGGTTCTCCAAGAGCTTCACTTAATGTTGGCCTAGGTGTTGGCGTAGCTACTGGTTCGTTCCTGTCTTGCCTAACGTCTAGTATTCCATCGTCAGGGTTAGGGTCTATATATTTTTTGTAAATGTATAGCCTAGCTAAGTTTAAATAACCAGCATCACCACCTTTAGCTGTAATCCTAGCTTCTTTAACTGCTTTATTATACTTTGCACCAGTTAATTCATTATTAAAGTCACTAAGGTATTCGTAACCCGGAGCAAAAGTTTTTCTTTCCCTATATTCTTTAATGTATTCATTTTGTTCGTCTGTCCATTTTTTTTCTTGTTCTGTAATTAACTCTACAAATAACGCACCATCAAACACTTGGTTTCTAACAGAGTTATCAATTATTTCGTAGTAATCATATAAAGCAGCTTCATTTTGGTTCTTAGGGTCATTTCTTGTCTCTTCAAGAAAATCTGCACCATTAGTTTCTCTGTTTTGATCTCTTCTACCTCTAATGTAATCTGCTGTTTCTTGGCTGTCTCTTCTAAATTCACGTATGCTGGCTGCTGTTAATTCTCTTGGTTTGCCATCTACTGTAAAAAATAACTGATTAAGCAAACTAATTTGTTTGTAATAATACAACGCTTCTATTTTTGCTGCTTCTTCCCTATAGCCGCCAAACTGCATTGAAGATTCTAATCGTACAAGTTCTACACCCGGATTGTTGTTAACTTTTGCTAATGCAACAGCATCGCCATCGTCTAATAATTCACTGTAATCTTTTCCATAAAGTTTGTTAGATATTCTGTTTCTTTCGTTATTTAAAGTTTTTGGGTCCTTTGCATTAAAACCAAAAAACTCAATAATTGACCAAAATCTTGGTTCGTCTAATGGTATTCCAAGTTCTTCTTTTAAGTCGTCACGTTCAGCTACTAATGATTCACCTAATTCTTGTGCAACAATAGGTATTCTTTCCTTAGATAAAACATAAATTCCATTTGCTGAAGCATCTATTATTTCACCATCATAGGTTCGTATTTCACCGGTATTTATTAATTCAGCTAAATTTATAAAAAAATTAAGACCAATACCTGCTTTGCCTGCAAGCAGCCTAACAAATTCATTGTCAATTTTTTCAAAATCACCTTTTATTGCATGATTTGCGCTTTTTGCAAAAGTTCTTAAGAATGGGTGTTGTGGTCCATAAACTGGAAATTGTGTGCCATCTGGTAATACAGCATGCAGGTAATCAGTTCTGTCTGGATTGTCTATATTCATCATCCTGCCTGTACTTTTATAAGTTATTGCTGCACCTAATAATCCCATTCCGCCAATAAAACCAGCCATTGATCTTCTTGCGTACCTTCCTGCTTCACCACCCCTAAGTGATGTGTAAAATTGTGACATAATAGCCCTAAAAAATCTTGCAGCAAAAGCAGAAAATTGTTCAAAATCTGCTTGTTTACCATATACACCAATTTGTGCATAGTTTTCTGTGCCAACGTCTCTTCTTATCGCACTACCTAAATCAGCTAAATCTTTTCTAAACCTTTCGACATCAACTCCATCTTGTTTAAGTGCATTTAAATCACCTAATAGTTCAGCTCTACTTCCTATGCCATGCCTTTGTAATAGCGAAGCATCCCTTATGCCCGGTAAAAAACTTCCTGCACTTCTTGCTTTTTTTTGCAAATCACTTATTTTTTTAATTTCTGTTGCAGCTTTCCATAATTCTACTTGTGCTATAAACACAGCCTTTTCAAAAAACTGATTTGTCATGTCAAGGTATTTACCTAGCACTGGTATTTGTGTTGGAAAGTTAGATATACCGCCAGTGTACATAAATTCAGTTGGAAGGCTTACAGCGCCCCATTTGATGCCGGTAACAATAGCATCGTAGTTTTTTTCAACATAAGCGTATGGGCTTACAACATGTTTAATGGTTGAATTAAACATTGCTTTCATAAGTATTACTGGATCATTTACAATTA